AACTTGAAGTAGAAGAAGCTTGGAACTGGTCAGCCCTCAGACAATCTCTAACTGTTACAACCACTAGTGATGTGTTTAACTACGAGTTAAATGGTACACAGAATAATGTTAGTGTTCTTTATGTAACCAACGTCACCTCTAATGCTTTCATGCAGTATCAATCTGCTGCTTGGTTTGATGACAAGTTTCTTTCAGCAACAGTTGCAACAGGAACACCTTCCAACTATTCTTTTAATGGTGTTAGTACTGATGGAGATACTCTAGTAGATATTTATCCTAAGCCTGATGGTGTTTACACATTACGATTTAACGTGGTTGCTAGAACAGCAGACCTTGAATCAGATGCTGATAAGTTTAATGTACCTTCTCATCCAGTAGTTATGCTGGCCTATGCTAAAGCTATTGAAGAGCGTGGTGAAGATAATGCTCAGACAGGTAACACAGCATTCGCAAATGCACGAGCACTACTGAATGATGCTATCCAACTCGATGGTAACAAACATCCCGAAGAACTGATCTGGACTAGCTAATGACAAAGCAATTACTCTCAACATCAATTGCAGCCCCAGGGTTTTTTGGTTTAAACACACAGGAAAGTAGTATTACTTTAGCCAGTGGTTATGCCTTAGAAGCTACGAACTGCGTCATTGATAAGTCTGGACGATTAGGATCTAGAGAAGGTTGGATAGACAGGACTACAGCCAGTACTGCTGTTAACCTTAAAGGACTGCATGAGTTTGTAAATAACGCAGGGGTATCAGAGTTCATATCATTTGGTGATAACAAAGTATACTCAGGTCTAGCTACACTATCAGACATAACAAACTCTGCCGCTATCTCAGCAGACAACTGGCAGTGTGCTACTTTAAGTAACAGAGTGTATATGTTCCAACGAGGCCATCATCCATTAGTAAGAGAATCAGGTGCTGCTCTACAAAGGATTGATGCTGCTACCAATGCTGCTGGAACTCCACCTCAAGCTAATGCAGTGGTGTCTGCTTATGGTAGGTTATGGGCTGCTGACATTACAGGTGACAATCATACTGTGTACTGGTCAGACTTAGTTCTTAATCATGGTGGTGGTATTAGATGGACAGGTGGTACGAGTGGTAGCCTAGACATAGCTACATCATTCACTAAGGGTGGAGACTCTATCACTGCCTTGGCTGCATTCAACGGCTATCTAGTTATCTTCTGTAAAAACTCTATTGTTATTTATCAGGACTCAGACACAAGTAATAATCAAAGCTACTTAGTACCTACAGATTTAAGACTAGTAGAAGTTGTACATGGTGTAGGTTGTGTTGCTCGTGACTCAGTACAGAACACAGGTGCTGATATTCTATTCTTATCTAAATCAGGACTACGTTCATTAAGTCGAGTAATACAAGAGAAGTCTGCTCCTATTGGTGACTTGTCTGTTAATGTTCGTGACGAGATTACAGCACTAGAAGCTACAGAACCTGTTGAGAATATCAAGAGTGTATACTCTCCAGAACATGCTTTCTATTTATTAAGTTTTCCTACTAGCCAGCAGATCTACTGCTTTGATATGCGAGGTAAGCTAGAGAATGGAGCAGCAAGGACTACTCGATGGGCTGGCCTATCTCACAGAGGAATGATAAGCACTACTGATGGTCGATTATTGTTTGGTCAAACTACAGGCGTAGCTGAGTACAGTGGTTACCTTGATGATGACGAAACATATCGTATGCTCTACTACACAAACTACTTTGACTTTGAGCAGCCCACTACAGTTAAGATACTGAAGAGTGTAGGCATCACATTGATAGGTGGTTCTGGTCAGGCGTTCACAGTTAAGGCTGGTATTGATTACTCAGATGAGTATAGGTCTTACAATGCTACAGTTAAACAGACTGCTCTATCTGAATACAATGTTGGTGAGTATAACATTGCTGAGTATACAGGTGGTGGAGGTACTGATCGAGTTAAGCTATCCATTGGAGGTAGTGGCTCAGTAGTTCAGTTAGGTTTTGAAACAGAAATTAGTGGCAATGAAGTTTCTATTCAGAAATTTGATTTATATATTAAAACAGGCAGGGTCATATAATGAGTAACTATACAAAGTCCACAAACTTTGCAACTAAAGATTCCTTGTCAGCAGGTAATGCTCTCAAGCGTGTTAAAGGTGCAGAGATAGATGATGAATTTAATTCCTTAGCTACAGCAATAGCTACTAAGGCTAACTCAAACAACACAGCTTTAACTGGTGTTCCTACTGCTCCAACTGCTTCAGCAGTAACTAACAGCACACAGATAGCTACAACAGCCTACACAACTACTGCTGTAGCTGCGCTAGTAATACCATCAGTTACGGCTGCCGTGGTTAATGCCTTAGCATACCCTGTGGGATCTATATACACAGCAGTAGTGGCTACTAACCCTGCTACCTTACTTGGTGTAGGTGTATGGGCAGCCTTTGGTGCTGGTAGAGTAATGCTAGGTGCTGGTGGAGGTTATACTGCTGGTAATACAGGTGGTTATACAACTGACTCTCACTCCCTAAGTGTTAATGAGATTCCTCCACATACTCATGGACTACCTTTAAGACATGGAGGGGGTAATGGTACTTCACCTTATTATGCTGTTACGCATGAGGGTGCATACTTTACATCTAATTCAACAGGTGGTGGTGCAGTCCACACACATGACATCATGCAGCCGTACATCGTAGTTTATATGTGGCAGCGTACATCTTAAATTTAATAGGTAATAAGGAATAATATTATGTGGGCACAGATTGCAGCAGCAGTAGCACCATCATTAATAGGTGGGTTATTAGGTAACAAGGGGGCTAATGCAGCATCGCAAGGTGCTCAACAAGCTTCTCAAATGCAGATAGATGCAGCTAACAAAGCATACGAAGGGGGTACATATAAACCATATGGTGTTACCTCTGGACTAGGCTCTACTCAGTTTAACAATGGGCAATCTAGTTTCTCACTAGATCCTCGATACCAACAAGCACAGAACCAGATGCAGGGACTAGGACAACAAGCCTACACTGCTGCTGGTGGTGACTATGGTCAACTAGCTAATCAGTTCTACAACCAACAGCGTGAGATGGGTGCTGGTAGTCGTAATGCTGAAGCACTAGCACTAGGTGGTTCTATGTTTGGCTCTGGTCGAACTGGTCTAATGTCTAGTGGAGATGCTCTAGGGTTTACTGGTGGTGGTATGATGTCTCCTGATGGTACTGGATTTGCTCAGGCATTTGCACAGCAAGACTCAGTAGATCGTTACAATGCACAACAACAAGCACAGCAGCAACGACAGCGTGAGTTGGACATTGGTAACAGTATGTTCAATCAGTCTATGGGTCTTGATGCAGCAGGTATGGAGCAGCAAAAACTAGGTGGCATGTTAGGATCACAACAATCGGCTGCTAATAATGCTGCTGGTGGTAACTTAGTCTCTGGTATGGGCGGTGGTGCAACATCTAGACAGAACCAAGGGCTAGCACAAGCTGGTAAGTACACAGGTATTGGTAATGCACTAGGTAATATTGGTTGGGATAAGATAGGCGATCAGGTTGGTGGCATGTTTAATCCTGTAAGTGACTCAGATGTAGTCAATGCTTATGCTGGTAACATGAGTAGAGGTGGTGGACATCCTTCTATGGGTGGTTATTCAAACAATGGATACACTCCTATGCCTTACCTCACAAGTAATCAAGGCATGGGTGCTAACTACACTGGACGAAGCTACTAGGAGAATATTATGGCTAGTGATGTAATGAGTTTATTTGGTTTAAATCCTAATGCTTTACAACAGCAAAGGACTAATGATGCAGTGACACAAGCCTCTGCAATGAATCCTTTCTTTGCTGCTGGTGCTGCTGGTGGTGCGCTCATGGGACAAAGTGTTAACTCTGCCCTTGGTCTACAGACACCAGAGATGGCACAAGCAGAGGGTGTACAGGAGAGCTTAGAGGGTGCTGACTTAACTACTCCAGAAGGTATGCGAGATGCAGCTAGTAAGTTGATGCAAGCTGGTGATTATGCTACAGCTATGGACTTGTACTCAAGGGCGAGTAGTATGGTAGCAGCAGAGCCTACGCCTGTGGCTGCTACAAAACCAACCTATGCAAATGCAAAGACTTATGTACTACCTTCTGTAGATGGTAAAGCTGGTAAGGAAGTATGGGGACTAACTGTTGATGGTACTCTTATGATTGATACACCAGAGGGAAGGATTAACGCACCAGCTGGAACTCTTCCTCTGGTAGCTCCTGTAAGGCCACTAGCATCTGACAGTAAGGTAGGAGATGCTGGCTCAGTATTTAAGTTAGATGGTGCAAAGAATTATATGAAGAAGGTTGGATGGATACGTAATGCAACTGATTCTATACTCAGTGATTCTGACGAAGAGTTAGCAGGTCGTAGGATAGTAGCAATTGCTGAGGATCTTAATACAGGTAAAGGCCAAGTTCCTTATGACCAAGCATTTAAAACAGCTACGGAAATGGTAGGTGCTGGAATTTATAAAGAGGGTGGAGTAAATATCCCACTCATTGGTGATGTAATGGAAGATAGATTATATAACCCTGATAACGTACCGCCATCACATTATAAGTTAGAGCATGGATTCTGGGTTGATCCTAATGATAACGCGGCTAGAATATACAAAGCAAACTAAGGTACATATAATGGCTACTCGTACAAAAGAAGAACTAGAGGCTGCTTATTCTGCACAGCAGTCTGCACAGCAACCTGTTCAGCAGTCTGTTCAGCAACCTGTTCAGCAACCTGTTCAGCAACCTACTACTCGTACAAAGGAAGAACTAGAGGCTGCTTATCTCTTACAGTCTGGTACACCTGTTCAGCAACCTACTGAAGAAGCTTCTACTGAATCAGGTAAAGAGACTACCTTTGCTAGAGGATTTGTTGAGAGCAACAGCTTCACTCAGAACCTATCTGACATATGGATAGCAGGTACTGGTGAGGAAGGTGGTCAAGCAATGTCTGGTCAGTTTAGGTGGGAAGATGATGATGGTAATTTTGATTTAAACATTAAGACAAAAGATGATCTGTATGGGGACGACTTTGCTGATCTAACCTTTGATGAAAGGCGCGTAAGAATTAATGAGGTAAGGGCAGCAGAGATTGAAAGACTGTATCCCAACCAAGAGGGTAGTACGTTTGGTAGGGTAGTTGGTTCTCTATTTGACCCTACTACCTTACTCCCTGTAGGTGCAACTTATACAGCTATGATGAAGATTGCAGGTGCTCTTGGTTTTTCTTGGAGTGCTGCTGATCAGTTCCAAAAGAAAGGGGAAGTAGATGTAGTAGAGGCAGGGGGACATGCCATTATTTCTGGCATAGCAGCTCCAGTCTTTGGTTATGGCATATCAAAAACAGGTCAAGTTATTACAAAAGCAAGACTACCTAATCAAATTAAAAAGTCTAACAAAGCACTTGATGACTATGAAAATCAAATCAGTCATGAGATAGCTACAGCACAAGGTGGGTATAGTAATATTACTGTGGCACAGGCTAAGGCCAATGCACAAGATCATTTAAAATTAACTCCTGAGCAGATAGCTAACGCTGAGAAGCTAACTAATCGTAGGACTGTAGTGCCTAAAAAAGCTGAGGCTATTGCTATTCAAGTAGCCCACAAAGATGCAGGTATGTTGTCTCATTATGTTGAGAGTATGTCTTCTCGTATAGGTACACTATCTAAGCCTATACAGAATGTGCTCCGTAAGTATGAGTCACGAGTACTGAGTCAGACACAGGCTAGGATGGATCAATCACAACCTTTTATTAAAGCTATGGGTGCATATAGTAATAAGGCTAAAGATGAGATTAAATATCATCTACTGAATGGTGACTTTAAAGCTGCGAAAAGTCTAATGAATAAGGGTGGCACAAAGGAACTAGATGATCTGTCAAAAATGCTTTATAAAGATGGTAAAAGAATGGAGGTTTTTACTAATGCAAATAGAGGTAAGGGTGTTGCAAAGTTTAAAGCACTAGACAATTACTTCCCACGTAGAGTTAAAGACTATGATGGTCTTAGGTTAGCTATTGGAGGCAAGAGCAGATC